TTCTTTTTTAAATTTGGAATTTTCATACAGAAGATTTAAAATATTCATAAATGGTTTTCACATCTGTTTTAATACACACACATGGTTTTTACTACTGTAAATTGTATGAAAGAAATACAAATCTTTTATGATACTCGTCCTGTAGCTCATATTGAACATAGGTTTGTAGAAGGAATCACTAATGATGCAAAAGGAAATCCAAGACCATCAAGAGTGTTAGCAAACAGTAAAGAAGATCAAATTGTGGCTCGTATCACAATTACAGAAAAGATATTAGCTATTCTTCCACTAATTGAAAAGTTGGAAACAGTTCAATCTACTTCTTCATTAAGGGGAGGAAAAGAGAGAAGAGAATCAATGATACATGATGATTAAACAATAAAACAAATGGAACAAGAATACAAAAACTTTCAAATCACAGACGCAGAGTGGGATAAGTTCGTAGAAACAAGTGAACTACTCACTGTTGATACATACAACAAGTTGAATACTTTCTATGCAAACAAAAAGAAGCAATGTGGGTGTATTAAAACAGATGTGAAAACCATTTATGAATATTTTAAATCTTCTGTATGAAAATTCCAAATTTAAAAAAGAAAGCTTTTCAAATTGATTTAGGGATATATCCATTTACAGTATTTGTGTGTTTCAAAGATTTGAAGTGTTTAAAATCCACATTAGAGGAATATAGATTTAAAATAGATGCTGATTCTATTGAAAACATTCTTCAAGATGTTGAAAGATATGCAAAAACTTCTACAGCAATTGCTTTACAACTCAATAATGGAAACATAGTGTTGTACTTTAAAATGGATTGTTTGTATGATGGAAACTATCTGATTAACACCATCACACATGAGGTTTTTCACGCAACACAAATGATTCTTGAAAGAATTGGTTTAAAGCTTCATAAAAAAAATGATGAAGCATTTTGCTATTTGAACGGATACATTAATGAAAAAATCTTTGATCAAATATGAAATAACACACATATTTAACACACCAAAATGGGAAATCAAAAGCTAATTGGAGTAAGCAACAATATAGTAACAGTGAAGAATGAAATTCAGACAGACATCTTTAATGGTGGTACGTCTGAATTTTTCATTAATATGAACCCTAAAGACATTCCTCCAAAGGATCATCCAGATAGAGGAGATTTTGTTAGAAGAGAAAGACAAAAGTGCAGAACAGGATTAACTATTGGAGGAGTGTGGATACCGGGAAATCTCTATTTCCATTTAAACTACTTTAAAACAGCAGTGGATATTGGATTGGATAGTAGTGGTAAAACTATCACCAATGTACAAAATCCCACATTTAGAGATACGGAATGGATTGTACACACTGATTATGCTAATGCAATGAAGCAACAAAAAGGATATACATTAGCCTCATGCAGACAGTTAAGTAAAAGTTCAATATTAGTATCACTTGCTTTAAGAGAAACTTCTTTGTATAAAGGTTCTGAATCACTTATAGTATTTGGAGCAGATACAGATAAGCAAACATTTACAAAAAAAATGCAAGATGCAATCAATGTAGGAGAACCATTTATGATTGTAGAAAATATTGATAAGGATTGGAAAGGAAATCTTATTCGATTTGGAGATACGAACACTGATAATAGCATAAATGAAAAAGCTAAGTTGTTCTTATACAACTCTGTAAATGGTACAAAAACCGAGGTGGGGGTAGGAAAAAGCTTGTCATTTTTTGCAATGGATGAAATTGGTACATATCCATTTAGAGCTGTTTGGGAAGCAGTAGAACCTGCAATTAAGGGGGATTTTGGGTATAGATGTGTACCTTATTTTTCGTGGACAGGTGGAGAAAGTAGTAAAGCAGATGCAGCGTTTAACTTTACACTTAATCCAAAAGCTTCAAATCTTCTTGAATTTGAAACAGAAGGAAAACCCACTGCAAGAATATTGTTTGCTGATTTTAGAAAAGAAACTAAAATAGAAATTCCATTTAGTACATTTCTCTCAAACAACAATATTGTATATGATGAAAACAATTATGATATACAAACATTGAAAATTAAAGTAAGTGACATTGAAGCTGCAAGAGCTTTAACAGCAAAAGAGCTTGAAGATAAGAAGAAGGACAAAGATGCAACCGCATGGATTAAATACAAATCTTACTATCCTCTTTGTATTAAAGACATTCTTACTAAACCCAATACATCAAGTTTTAAATCTGAATATATCTATCAACAAAGAGAATATTTAAAATCAGGAGCAGTAGATGTCACTGCTGTTGAACTATTTAGAGATTTAAGAAGTGGAGAAGTTAAACATAAGCTTTCTTCAAAACCATTTGTAACAGATTGGAAAAATCCGGGATATACTACAGATGCAGCAATCAAAGTATTTGATTTTCCTAAATATACAAGTTATGGAGTACACGTCTTGGGGGTAGATTGTGTCAGGGAAGATGAAGTCGGAAGTAGTGATTCTTTGGGATATATCACAGTACTTAGAAGAAATCACTCTGATTTAACTGATAATTTTAGAGGTAAACAGGTGGCTTCATATTTAGGAAGATGTAGAACAGTAAAAGAATTTCACCAAATGCTTCTTGATTTAGCGGAATGGTATAATGGACAAATTCTTTATGAGCATTCTGACAGAGATTTACTTTCATTTTTTGAAAACAAACACAAAACACATTTATTAGTTGATACTGTTCCTCTTCAAAGAGAAATTAATGTCCTAACTAAAACCAAAAATACTAAAGGATTACGACCAACAGTTACCAATAAAAAGTTTCTTATCAACTCTACTCTTGGTTGGGTGAATGATGAACTGGAAGATGATACACTTGGATATGCTAAAATCTTCGATGATATTCTTTTACAACAATTGGAAGCTTATGACCCTGATGAAAACTTAGATGCTTACATTGGATTCTCTCATGCTGTAGCAGCTTACAACTATTTTGAGAAATTCGGAACTCCTGTTGTGACATTAGACACTAAAATAGAAGAGAAAAAGAAAGTACATGTTCCTCTAAAGAATGCCTTTGGAATTATATTCAAACGTAAACCAACCAATGCTTTTGGATTGTAACAGATAGCTGATGCTGTCACATCAACATTTTTTTCAATGAACTACATTAACATTGATGTATTAGGTATTAACATTGTGATTTAAAATCATGAAAATTGATTAAATGGAAAACGATTTATTGCATCAACATCCTTTTATAAATTCTAACGCTACATTCTATCAGGTGCTCCCACCTCAAATGGTGTCCCTGAAAGAGAAGCTTCCCAACAAAGATGGTGAACCTTCTAAGTGGGCAAGAGAAACTTTGGATGTATTGGGGAATATAGCAAGGTTACAATATCATAGAAAAAGAAGATATTTAGTTAACTATAAGCTTATTAATGGAGAACTCATCACTTCTGACTATTTTCAACAGGACGCTGAAAATAAGCAAGAGTTTGATATGATAAATGAACTTCAAAAAGATTTAGAATTCTCCTTTGTTAAAAACTATGACATCATATCTCAACCTTTTAACACACTTCTTGGAGAGCTTTCAGAACTTCCTGATTTGTTTGCTGTACAGGGAAAAGGAGATAAAATAGAATCTGATAAGCTTAAATTCAAAAAAGAATCACTTCAATCTTTTGTAAAAGCTGATATTCAAACTAAAATACTTGAAGAACTTTTAAACAAAGGAATTGATCCTAATGATCCCACAGCTATTCAAACAGAAGAACAAGCTGCTGCTTTTGAACAAATGAAAGCAGAAATTGAACAGCAAAAAACTCCTGTTGAAATTCAAGAATACTTTACAAAAGATTTTAGACACTTGATGGAAGATTGGGCAGGAACAGAGCTTTCTGATCAATTAGTTAGATTTAACATTAAAAAAGCACAGAGAATTGAATATGCTGATTACCTCACAGTAGCAGAAAGATATAGACACATATTCACAGATGGATTTGGGTTAAGGGTAGAATCCTTAAATCCTCTCAATGTATTCTCTCACAAATCTCCTGAAACTGATTATGTTCAAGATGGTGACTATGCTGGGGTAATTCATTGGATGAGTGTTAGTGAAATCATTGATACGTATGGACACTATATGAGCAAAAAGCAGCTTGATAGATTCCAGAAACAATGGAGAAGTGTTTACAAGCAGGGAGATAAGCTTGGACATACAGCAGATGGAAGTAAAATCAATTACATGAATCCTTATGGACTTCCTTATCAAACTTCACTTCCAACACTAAACAGAGATTTCAATGAGTTTGCTCCGTGGATGGATCAGATTGGTAATACTCCAATGACCATTCTTGATGAAGTGGAAAGCAGCAAAGTGAGTGGAAATGCAGAATTCTCTACGTATGGATTGGTCCCTGTAATTCATGCTTATTGGAAATCTCAAAAGAAAATAGGAAAATTGTATTGGACAAATCCTCAAACACAACTGGAAGAAAAAATACTTGTAGATGAAACATTCTACATTCCTTCCTACATTAAGGAAGCACAGGGAAGTGTGATGTTCAATCAGAAAGATGAATTGAATACAATCACATGGACTTGGGTGAATGAAGTATGGAGAGGAATCAAAGTGGACAGGTATTTTACCAACACCACTGTTACAGAACCTATTTACATTAATATTGCTCCCAATGATTTACAATTTAAAGGAGAGCTTTATATTTATGGATGTAAGCTTCCCATTGCAGGACAGTATGCTAACAATCGCAACACTGTTCCCACTTCCTTAGTTGATAAGCTGAAAACATTCCAATGGTTGCATAACATTCTGATGAATCAGGTGGTGAGCTATCTTCAAACAGAAGTGGTTCCATTTGCTGTAATGGATGCAAAAATCATGCACAAAGATAAGGATTGGGGTGGAGAGAATATGGTGGAGAAGTGGTTTCAGGTTGCAAAAGATTTGGGAGTGACACTTGTTGATACATCTCTTGAAAATACAAAAGGAGAAGGAGGACAGGGAGGACAATATCCAAGAGAAGTGAATTTGGATAGAAGTACAAGAATTCAAACACGTTTTCAACTTGCTGAAATTGTTAGACAAATGGCAATGAAGCAGGTGGGAATGTCTGATCAACGATTGGGAGATGTTGGAAGAGGAGAAACAGCTACAGGTGTAAATCAAGCAATTGGAAGAAGCTATACACAAACTTCTCCGTGGACAGAAAGTTTCTTTGATTGTGAGCGTGAAATTCTTCAAATGCAGATTGATGCTGCTCAATATTTACAATGGAAAAAAGGTGATTTAGGAAATCTTCAAATCAATTCTATATTCAATGATGCTTTTCTTGATTCAATGAAGAATGATTTCAATTTTTATCAACTTCATGTGTACGTGTATAAATCACAGGAAGAAAAGAGAAAATTGGAATATGCCCGTAAACTTGCTGAAATGAATACTACAAACACTCCTATGAGTGAGCGTATTAAAATGGGAACTTCTGATAACATCAAAGATATTGTGAATATGCTTCATGAAGTGGAAGCTGAACAGATGGAAATGCAGCAACAGCAAAATCAAATAGCACAGCAGCAGGTAGACCAGCAATCACAAATTGCAAGAGAACAGAGAGAATTCCAAGCAAAAGAAGCACAGCTTGACAGAGAATATGATTTGTATAAAGCTTACATTCAAGCTTATGGATACAGCTCTGAAACAGCACAGGATGATGATGGAAATGGTGTGAGAGATATGCTCGAATTTGCAAAACTCAGAACACAGATTGATGTAGTAAATACACAATTGGAAGCTACCTCTTTAGAAAATCAAGCTAAGAATGAAAATCAAACTAAGATTGAAATGATGAAGCTTGCTGATAATAGAGAGAAAAGAAAACACGAACAGGTGTTAGCTGATAAAGAATTTAAAGCAGCAAAAGTAAGAGGAGATAAAAGCAAATAGTTGGTAATATGCTATTTGAAGGAATGTAGTGAATTTTAAAGAAGTAAAGAATTAACCAATCTATAATTGTAACACAAATGGAAAAAGTAAGCGTAAATGCACAGGAATTTAATGGATTTTTTGGGATTGATGAAGCTACAGTGATAGATTCTGATATTGCTATTGTGGAAGAAAATGAACAGGATGTAGAAACATCCACTGAAGATTCTCCAACACAGTTTGCACAATTGGAAGATGATGTATTACTTGTAGAAGACGAAGAAAGTTCCGAGGAATTAACAGAAGAAGAAACAGAAGAGGAAACTCCTGAAACAGTTTCTCCACTTCAATTGTATAGAGCAACGGCAACTGCTTTTGGACAGAAGTTTGGATTTGAATTTAATGAAGAAGCTATTACAGATATTGATAGTTTTGGTGAGTTTGCAGACGCTTTTGGAGACTACATTGCAGAAGCTAAAATTGAAAGCTACAAGAATCAAACAGAAGAGTTAAAAACTCTCATTGAATTAGCTGAAAAAGGAGGAAGTTTAAAAGAACTTTCTAAAATTTACGAGCAAAGACAACAAGTGGTTGAAGCTGATATCACTACAGAAGATGGACAGATAGCAATCATTAAGCAATACTACAAAGACGAAAATAAAAAATCTCCTGAATGGATAAATCGTTTTGTAAACGGTTTGAAAGCAGATGGAGAATTGGAAACAGAAGCTTTAGAAGTAAAAGAACAACTACAGGAAAAATACACAAAAGAAGCTCAATTAAAAGCTGCACAGGAAACTAAAATAGCGCAGGAAAAAGAGCAAAAGAAAATCTCAAAAATTAAAGGGTTTGGAGATGCTTTAGTTAAAAAAGGAATTCCACAAAAATCAGCAGCAAGTGCAGTGGACTATGTATACAAAGAAGCTTACAAAGCTCCTGATGGAACATTGCTTAGTGCTTTTGATATGTGGGTTATCAATCTAAAAAATAATCCAGACGAGCTTATAGAAGCTGTGCAATTTGCTGTGAACAAAGAAAAATACATTCAATCTAAATTAGCAAGTGCAACTACAGTAAAAACCGAGAATACTTTTAATACAATTCTCAAAAATCAAGTAAACAAAAAAGGAGCTTCAGCAGATGTTCCTCCTGTTAAATCAACTAAACAACTCCCTACTCTCAGTATGGGAGAATTCATTAAAAGCAAAGCAAATTAAAACACATGGCAGTATCAACAGAATTCCCACAACAGGGATTTAACGGTGCATTAGTTACAAGAGAGTATAAATCTCCTTACAGTTCACTGAAGCACACCGAAGCTAACACAGTAGCACAATGGTTTGGAGGAGATCCGGGAAAAATATTCTTGGGTATTCTAAAACCGTGGAATATGACACAATATGTTTCCACTCCGTTGATTAATATGACGGAACTTGCAGGTAACACCATTGAAGTAAATGGGTATAATGCAGAGTTGGAAATGATGGTTCCTTACAAATATGCACCTGCTCGTTTACGTGCTGTGTATGGAGAAACAGGAGATAAGCTTGGTATCAATGGATCTATTTTCTTTTGGGAATTGGATAAAAACCATTACGGAGCAAATGACATTCTCACTACTAAACTTCGTGATGGAGTACAAGTGAGAGTAGTAGAAGAAAGAGAATTCTATGGACAACCTGTAGTTGAACCTGTAGCTTCTGATACTTGGAAATATGCTGTGCAATTGGTATCTATTGATCCCGATGCATACGTTACTCCTGATATGTTCCCTGTTGGTATTCCTATTCAATCTATTGCAAACTATTCAGGTGAATTCGATACTGTACGTGAAACTGTAAAAGATGTAAATCCTGTTGGATTGTATGCACTTCGTACAAACATTGAAATTCCTGAAATGGGAGTAACTCACAGTGTTACATCGTGGGGTGATGGATATCACGTAGAATCAGCAGACAGTAAAGGACAATACGGAATGGGTGGGAGTTATAACATCTCTCAACAGGATATGGTAAGCGAATATTTGCAGGGAAGTTTTACTAACAATGGTAAAACAGGAGCAAAAGAATTCAATGTAAAGAAAAGAGCATGGGTTCCTACAATTATTAAAATGATGGTAGAACAACTTGCTTATTCTAAAGAAAAAGCATTGATGTGGCAAAAACCTTTCATCAGAAATGGTGCAGGTGGAAAGAAACAACGTATTCCCGCAGGATATTATTATTATATCAAGGAGTTTGGTAATTATGACACCTACTCTGATTTCACTGAACTTCCTAACATTGTTCGTTATTTAGCATCAAAGGTGTTTAGTAACGCAAGAATGCTTCAACCAATTGACAGAAAACTTCGTATCAAAACTGGTACAGGTGGTGCAATTGAGTTGTACAAATGGTTAACTGATGCAGGACAATCACAGCTTACAAAAGTGTTGCTTGTTAATGATGGTAGAAATCCATTGTTGAATGGTTTGATTAGTGGTAAAGATGCACAAAATCTTTCCTTCAATCCTATTCGTTTTGTTTCAGGACACTTCCCTGAATTGGGTATGGTAGAAGTAATTGTAGATCCTGTATTGGACTTCATTGATGAGGATCATGAATTTCAGGGAAGAGAAGGTTTGTATAACAACTCTTCTTATATGATCTTTATTGAGGACATTACTGATGAGAAGTATTCTAACAGAGCTTCAGGAATGCCTTCTGATCCCGGTATATTGAAAGATACATACCACAACAGTAGCAATGTAGTAATGTTGAAAAACAAAGGATACGAAGAAGCTACTACAGTTGAAGTAGGTACAGGTAGTAATCCAACATTGTCTTCTTACTTTGGAATTCCTGCAAATGGAAGAGTGGTAAGTACACAAAGAAAAGGATTCACCATTACTATGGACACTCATGGTGCGTTGTTTGTAAAAGATCCTACTAAAATTGTGTTGATTGAATACGTTCCAAAACGTTTCACTCCAACAGCATTCTAAGGAACGAATATAATGAGTAACTAACTAACTTAATCAAAAAAATGTACAAATCTTACAAAGTAAAACAACGTATTTCTCCTTTTGCTAAATTTTTGTTTGGAGATGGAATTCAACAAATGGCAAAAGAAAAAGGAATTGAAGAATTCACCACATTTCCTAACGCATACAAAGTGGTGAGAGCAGTCAGAAATCAAAACAATGAATTTCTTACAGGACTTACTAAAGAAGAAGAAGCTAAGTATTCTCCTATTCTTGGGGTGGATTTAGGAAAACATTCTGAGTATTGGAAGACAGCAGTAGCTACTTTGAGTGCTCCTAATGCAGAGATTATGTTCAATGAAGCTAATGCAAGAGATATGGTGTTAATGAAGATGGCAATTGCTTCAGGACACTTAGCTCCCAACAAAACTGATTTGCATGAAAAGCTTATGTACAGGGATGTAAACTTTTACATTCTTGATGAAGAAGAGGAACAAACAAGAAAACAACGTAAAAACAATTTGGAGGATGAAGCAACTATTGCAATTGCTTCCATCAGAAATCAAAAAGACAAATTGCTTACATTGTGCTATGCTCTTAATCTTTCTTGCAATGAAGCGTTCAGTGTTGAAGATGTGTACGATGTATTGAAAACATACAAGAACAGTATTGTAGAGAATTTGGAGAAATTAGAGAACTTGAATGAGGTGTTGAAAAGTGATCCAATTAAATTACAAGCTACTTACTATTTCAATCGTTCCATTAACAAAACAATTCAATATGATAGTGTTGCAGAAATGTACACGTTTGAAGGAAATGCTTTAGGAAGTACAAAAGTAAAAGCAATTGAACGTTTGATTGATCCTGAAAACAAAGCGTTATTAAACGCTATAATTAAAGCTTACAAAACTCGCGTGAGCAAGAAATAGTACATGACCAGTTTACAGCTATATCAGAAGTTTCATCTATTGTTAAACAGCAATATTCTCTTTCAAAATGTAAGAGTGGAGAGAGAGAATTTTGTTTTGTTATTTAACAGAGAAAAAGACAGATGGTTGAGTGAGAAAATTGACAGAGCTAATTCTACAGATGATGTGTTTGATTTACAGTCTCATTACGTTGTAGGAGAAAAATTGAAACAAACTAAAGCTGTACAAAACAAAATTTTCTACGCTCTTCCTGAACAATTTTTCAATCTCACTTCTTCTTATTCTGTAGCAAGAAAGCAGGGATGCACAGGAGTGGTTGTGAACTATCCTGTTAAACCAAAAGATGAGTTAGAGATAGTAAATGACAGTTTTAACTCTCCTTCATTTGAATATGAAGAATCTGTTTGTAATATAACGGAAAATCAATTAGCAGTTTTTTTCAAGGAATACACAATTGATGATACATATTTGTCCTACTACAAGCAAATAGAACCAATTGATTTGGAAGGATATACAAATGTTGAAGGTAAAGCTTCTACTACTATACACCCCAAATTAGATGATTTTTACTTGGAGCAAATACTTGACCGATGTGTTACAGAAACAATGAGAGAATACAAAGATCAATTAGGGTTTCAATTAAGTAACGAAAGAGAAAAACATTTAAAATAGTACACAATTAATGGTTTCGACTTTTTCCTAAAAAAGCAAAACACAATATGCAATCAAACTACAGACAACCTCATTGGAGAGGTTTTGTTTCCAACACAGGACTTATTGCTCCTGCTAACGTAAGCTCTAAAGATCTTCCTGCACAATCTATTGGATTTTTTCCTATTAGTAAAACTGGTGGAGATCCAAAATCAGTAACATCAATTAATCCTGCATCACATCCTTTATTTAAAATTGGATTTGGTAAAGCTCCATTTGCTGCTCAAAAAGCAAAATTGACATTTAGTGATAAAACTCCATTCCTCACCACTGCTATTTCTAAAAAAAGCATTTTGAATTGGAAGGGATACAAAGCTAAAAAATTGAATGGTGGTAGCACAGGTGAAGTATGGACAGTTGGTTATGATGGAGTGAATGCTGATAAGACATTGAAAGCTCCTGCTGATTTCTCAGATGCAATTATTACTGTGCAAGCTTGGGGTACTCCTATTTACAAAGCAACTGGTACTTACACACAAGAGGTAAGCATTTATTTGAACAAGGGATGTATTGATCCAGTGTATCAAAGCTTGGGTTCTATTGGTACTCCAGTTGATTACGAAAATGCTTCTGCAAACGCATTAGCAGATGACTACATCAAACAATGGAAAAAGTATAAGTTTTTAGGAACTTCTCTTCCTGTTGATAGATTTGTAAAAGTATCAAAGTTACGTTTAACAAATCCTGCACAAGCTGCTAAAACTGTAGCATGTAGAAAATACGCTGTTGTTGTCACTTGTGATGAAGGAGATGGAACATCTTTGGGTAGAGTGCAAGCACAATATCCGGGTTATAAGGTGGTAATGGAATCACACAACAATGCAACAAAGCAAACCACATATACAATGTGGAGAACTGTTGCACAAAGCACTCCTGCTGCTCTTTCTCTTTCTGATGTAGTAGTTGCAGATTGCGCAGGTGCATGTCCTTCAAATGTGTACATTTCTGCAACACTATCATATTGAATTGTTTTGTTAATGGAACGATTGAAGTAGTAAGAAGCTTGTAATTTAACTGGATCACTCTTCAACACTTCATTCAAATTCTCTAATTTCTCTAAACTTTCAACAATACTATTCTTATAGCTTTTTAATGTATCATATACATCTTCTACACTAAATGCTTCGTTGCAAGGAAGATTGAGCGCGTAACACAATGTAAGCAATTTGTCTTTTTGATTTCTAATTGCAGCAATTGCAATAGTTGCTTCATCTTCTAAATTGTTTTTACGTTGCTTTCTTGTTTGCTCTTCTTCTTCATCAAGAATGTAGAAATTCACATCTCTATATATAAGCTTTTCATGCAAATCAGTTTTGTTAGGAGCTAAATGTCCAGAAGCAATTGCCATCTTCATTAACACCATATCCCTTGCATTCGCTTCATTAAATGTGATTTCTGCGTTTGGAGCACTAAGAGTAGCTACTGCTGTTTTCCAATATTCAGAATGTTTACTCAAATCAACTCCAAGAATAGGAGAATATCTTGTTTCTTCTTCTTTAGTAAGTCCTGTAAGAAATTCATTGTTTTGATTCCTCACCGCTCTCACTACTTTGTAAGACATTGGAAAAGTGGAGAATTCATCAATCCCCGCTTCTTTAGACATTTTTTGAATTCCATCACCAAACAAAAATTTAGCAAATGGAGAAATACGTTGTTTTACTTTGTAAGATTTGTACATTTTTTGATTAAGTTAGTTAGTTATTCGTTTTTCAAACTCATTCCTTCTTAGAATGCTGTTGGAGTGAAACGTTTTGGAACGTATTCAATCAACACAATCTTCGTAGGATCTTTTACATACAATGCTCCACATGTATCCATAGTGACAGTAAATCCTTTTTTCTGTGAACTTACCACTCTTCCATTTGCAGGAATTCCAAAGTAAGAAGACAGTGTTGGATTGCTACCTGTTCCCACTTCAACTGTTGTTGTATCTTCATATCCTTTAGGTTTCAACATCACTACGTTGCTACCATTGTGATATGTATCTTTCAACAATCCCGGATCTGCTGGCATACCAGATGCTCTATTAGAATACTTCTCATCAGTGATGTCTTCAATGAATATCATGTAAGAAGAGTTGTTGTACAATCCTTCTCTTCCTTGGAATTCATGATCTTCATCAATGAAATCTAACACGGGGTCAACTATGACCTCGACCATTCCTAATTCAGGGAAATGTCCTGATACAAAACGAATAGGATTGAAGGAAAGGTTTTGTGCATTCTTACCACTAATCATTCCATTCAACAATGGGTTTTTACCATCATTGACAAGCAACATTTTAGTAAGTTGATTTTGTCCTGCATCTGTCAACCACTTATACAATTCAATAGCACCACCTGTACCTGTTTTGATACGAAGCTTTCTATCAATTGGTTGAAGCATTCTTGCATTAGAGAACACTTTAGAAGCTAAATATCGTACAATGTTTGGAAGCTCACTAAAATCAGAATATGTATCGTAGTTACCAAACTCTTTGATGTAGTAGTAGTATCCTGCTGGAATTTTTTGTTTCTTTCCACCTGCACCATTACGAATCATTGGTTTTTGCCACATCAATGCTTTTTCTTTAGAATAAGCTAATTGCTCCACCATCATTTTGATGATTGTAGGAACCCATGCTCTTTTCTTAACACTGAATTTGTCACCACCTGCTGTAAAGCTTCCTTGCAAATATTCACTCACCATATCTTGTTGAGAAATATTGTAGCTACCACCCATACCATACTGTCCTTTTGAATCAGCAGATTCTACACGATAACCATCTCCCCAAGAAGTAACTGAATGTGTCACTCCCATTTCAGGAATCTCAATGTTTGTACGAAGTGAATACAATCCAACAGGATTTACATCTTTCACCGTTTCACGAACAGAATCAAATTCTCCTGAATAGTTTGCAATAGATTGTACAGGAATACCAACAGGGAACATGTCTGGAGTGACATACGCATCTGGATCAATTGACACCAATTGTACAGCATACTTCCATGTATCAGAAGCTACTGGTTCAACTACTGGTTGACCATAAAACTCACGCTCTTCCACCACTCTCACTTGTACTCCATCACGAAGTTTAGTAGTGAGAATGTCATTTGCTCCGTAATGGTTTTTATCCAATTCCCAAAAGAAAATAGATCCATTGATACCAAGCTTATCTCCTGTATCACCATATACAGCACGTAAACGAGCAGGTGCATATTTGTACGGAACCATCATTTCCAACTCTGCATTATACCCATTTACTTCAATGGTGTTACCTGCAAGCTCTGTCATGTTAATCAGAGGAGTGGAAACATATTGTGTCATATTCCACGGTTTAAGAATACCCAAGAAGATTTTTCCCGGATCTCCCCCAAACCATTGCGCTACTGTATTAGCTTCGGTGTGCTTTAAGCTACTATAAGGAGATTTGTACTCTCGTGTAACCAATGCACCATTAAATCCCTGTTGTGGGAACTCTGTTGATACTGCCATGTGTTTTAATTTGCTTTGCTTTTAATAAATTCTCCCACACTAAGGGTAGGAAGTTGTTTAGTTGATTTAACAGGTGGAACATCTATTGAAGCTCCTTTTTGATTCACTTTGTTTTTAAGAATTGTATTAAAGGTGTTTTCAGTTTTTACCGTAGTTGCACTTGCTAATTTAGACTGAATGTATTTTTCTTTGTTCACTGCAAATTGCACAGCTTCAATAAGCTCATCTGGATTGTTTTTTAAATTAATCACCCACATATCAAAAGCACTAAGCAATGTACCATCTGGAGCTTTGTAAGCTTCTTTGTACACATAGTCCACTGCACTTGCTGCTGATTTTTGTGGGATTCCTTTTTTTACCAAAGCATCTCCAAATCCTTTAATTTTTGCTACTTTCTTTTGCTCTTTTTCTTGTGCTATTCTATTTTCTTCAGCAGCTTTTAATTGAGCATCTTTTGTGTATTTTTCTTGTAGTTGTTCTTTTACTTCTAAAGCTTCTGTTTCTAATTCTCCATCTGCTTTTAAACCATTAACAAAACGATTTATCCATTCAGGAGATTTTTTGTTTTCATCTTTGTAGTATTGTTTGATGAGAGCTATTTGTCCTTCTTCTGTTGAAGTGTCCACTTCCATCACTTGTTGTCTTTGCTCGTAAATTTTAGAAAGCTCTTTTAAGCTTCCTCCTTTTTCAGCTAATTCAATGAGAGTTTTTAATTCTTCCGTTTGATTCTTGTAGCTTTCAATTTTAGCTTCTGCAATATAGTCTCCAAAAGCGTCTGCAAACTCACCAAAACTATCAATGTCTGTAATAGCTTCTTCATTAAAATCAAATCCAAACTTCTGTCCAAATGCTGTTGCTGTTGCTCGGTACAATTGAAGGGGAGAAATTGTTTCTGGAGTTTCTTCTACATCTTCATCATCCGTTGTTTCTTCTGCTGATTCATCAGCATCTTCCACCACTTCTATCCCATCTTCCAATTGCATGAATTGTGAAGGGGAATCTTCAGAAGTTACCGTTTCTTCACCTTCTTCTACAATAGGAATATCTGAATCTATAATCATAGGTTCATCAATCCCAAAAAATCCATTAAATTCTTGTGCGTTTAAACTTACTTTTTCCATTTGTGTTACAATTATAGATTGGTTAATTCTTTACTTCTTCAATATTTATTCAATTCCTTCAAATAGCATATTACCAACTATTTGCTCTTATCTCCTTGTATTTTTGTTTGTTTAATTTTCTTATCTGCTAACACTTGCTCATGTTGTCTTTTCTTATCATTGTCTGCAAGTTTGAGCATTTCTATTCTACTTTGATTTTCATTTTTAGATTGAGTTTCTAAACTTTTAGCAGATAGATTTGCATTTACAACATCAATTTGTGTTCTGAGTTTTGCAAATTCAAGCATGTCTCGTACACCATTTCCATCATCATCTTGTGCTGTTTCAGAGCTATATCCATACGCTTGAATGTAAGCTTTGTACAAATCATATTCTCTATCAAGCTGTGCTTCTTTTGCTAAGAATGCTTGTTGTTCTTTTGCTAATTGTGATTGTTGATCTACTTGTTGTTTTTGTATTTCAGTTTGTTGTTGTTGCATCTGCATTTGTTCTGCTTCTACTTGATGAAGCATACTCACTATATCCTTGATGTTGTCAGAAGTTCCCATTTTAATACGTTCACTCATTGGTGTATTAGTGGTGTTCATTTCTGCAAGCTTACGAGCATATTCTAATTTTCTCTTTTCTTCTTGTGATTTGTACACATATACATGAAGCTGATAGAAATTAAATTCATTCTTCAAACTATCTAAAAAAGCATCATTGAATATAGAATTGATTTGAAGGTTTCCTAAATCTCTCTTCTTCCATTGTAAATATTGAGCAGCATCAATTTGCATTTGAAGAATTTCTCTTTCACAATCAAAAAAGCTTTCTGTCCAATTGTTTGTTTGTGTATAGCTTCTACCAATCGCTTGATTAACTCCTGTTGCTGTTTCTCCTCTCCCTACATCTCCTAATCTTTGATCTGACATTCCCACTTGTTTCATTGCCATTTGTCTAACAATTTCCGCAAGTTGAAAACGTGTTTGAATTCTTGTACTTCTATCTAAATTCACTTCTCTTGGATATTGTCCTCCTTGTCCTCCTTCTCCTTTTGTATTTTCAAGAGATGTATCAACAAGTGTAACCCCCAAATCTTTTGCAACTTGAAACCATTTCTCCACCATATTCTCTCCACCCCAATCCTTATCCTTATGCATGATTTTTGCATCCATTACAGCAAATGGAACCACCTCTGTTTGAAGATAGCTCACCACTTGATTCATTAGAATGTTATGCAACCATTGGAATGTTTTAAGCTTATCTACAAGCGATGTAGGAACTGTATTTCTATTGTTAGCATACTGTCCTGCAATAGGTAGCTTACATCCATATATGTAAAGCTCTCCTTTGAATTGTAAATCATTTGGAGCAATGTTGATGTATATTGGTTCTGTTACTGTTGTGTTTGTAAAATACCTATCCACTTTAATACCTCTCCACACTTCATTCACCCATGTCCAAGTGATTGTATTGATTTCATCTTCTTGATTAAACATCACACTTCCTTGTGTTTCTTTGATGTAAGAAGGAATGTAGAAAGTTTCATCAATCAAAATCTTCTCTTCTAATTGTGTTTGAGGATTTACCCAATATAGTTTTCCTATTTTCTTTTGTGACTTCCAATAAGCATGAATCACAGGAACAAGTCCATACGTAGAGAATTCTGCATTTCCACTCACTTTGCTGCTTTCCACTTCATCAAGAATGGTCATTGGAGAATTTCCTATTTGATCCATCCACGGAGCAAACTCATTGAATTGTCTGTTAAGAGTAGGGAGGGATGTTTGATATGGAAGTCCATAAGGATTCATGTAATTGATTTTACTTCCATCTGCTGTATGTCCAAGCTTATCTCCCTGCTTGTAAACACTTCTCCATTGTTTCTGGAATCTATCAAGCTGCTTTTTGCTCATATAGTGTCCATACGTATCAATGATTTCACTAACACTCATCCAATGAATTACCCCAGCATAGTCACCATCTTGAACATAATCAGTTTCAGGAGATTTGTGAGAGAATACATTGAGAGGATTTAAGGATTCTACCCTTAACCCAAATCCATCTGTGAATATGTGTCTATATCTTTCTGCTACTGTGAGGTAATCAGCATATTCAATTCTCTGTGCTTTTTTAATGTTAAATCTAACTAATTGATCAGAAAGCTCTGTTCCTGCCCAATCTTCCATCAAGTGTCTAAAATCTTTTGTAAAGTATTCTTGAATTTCAACAGGAGTTTTTTGCTGTTCAATTTCTGCTTTCATTTGTTCAAAAGCAGCAGCTTGTTCTTCTGTTTGAATAGCTGTGGGATCATTAGGATCAATTCCTTTGTTTAAAAGTTCTTCAAGTATTTTAGTTTGAATATCAGCTTTTACAAAAGATTGAAGTGATTCTTTTTTGAATTTAAGCTTATCAGATTCTATTTTATCTCCTTTTCCCTGTACAGCAAACAAATCAGGAAGTTCTGAAAGCTCTCCAAGAAGTGTGTTAAAAGGTTGAGATATGATGTCATAGTTTTTAACAAAGGAGAATTCTAAATCTTTTTGAAGTTCATTTATCATATCAAACTCTTGCTTATTTTCAGCGTCCTGTTGAAAATAGTCAGAAGTGATGAGTTCTCCATTAATAAGCTTATAGTTAACTAAATATCTTCTTTTTCTATGATATTGTAACCTTGCTATATTCCCCAATACATCCAAAGTTTCTCTTGCCCACTTAGAAGGTTCACCATCTTTGTTGGGAAGCTTCTCTTTCAGGGACACCATTTGAGGTGGGAGCACCTGATAGAATGTAGCGTTAGAATTTATAAAAGGATGTTGATGCAATAAATCGTTTTCCATTTAATCAATTTTCATGATTTTAAATCACAATGTTAATACCTAATACATCAATGTTAATGTAGTTCATTGAAAAAAATGTTGATGTGACAGCATCAGCTATCTGTTACAATCCAAAAGCATTGGTTGGTTTACGTTTGAATATAATTCCAAAGGCATTCTTTAGAGGAACATGTACTTTCTTTTTCTCTTCTATTTTAGTGTCTAATGTCACAACAGGAGTTCCGAATTTCTCAAAATAGTTGTAAGCTGCTACAGCATGAGAGAATCCAATGTAAGCATCTAAGTTTTCATCAGGGTCATAAGCTTCCAATTGTTGTAAAAGAATATCATCGAAGATTTTAGCATATCCAAGTGTATCATCTTCCAGTTCATCATTCACCCAACCAAGAGTAGAGTTGATAAGAAACTTTTTATTGGTAACTGTTGGTCGTAATCCTTTAGTATTTTTGGTTTTAGTTAGGACATTAATTTCTCTTTGAAGAGGAACAGTATCAACTAATAAATGTGTTTTGTGTTTGTTTTCAAAAAATGAAAGTAAATCTCTGTCAGAATGCTCATAAAGAATTTGTCCATTATACCATTCCGCTAAATCAAGAAGCATTTGGTGAAATTCTTTTACTGTTCTACATCTTCCTAAATATGAAGCCACCTGTTTACCTCTAAAATTATCAGTTAAATCAGAGTGATTTCTTCTAAGTACTGTGATATATCCCAAAGAATCACTACTTCCGACTTCATCTTCCCTGACACAATCTACCCCCAAGACGTGTACTCCATAACTTGTATATTTAGGAAAATCAAATACTTTGATTGCTGCATCTGTAGTATATCCCGGATTTTTCCAATCTGTTACAAATGGTTTTGAAGAAAGCTTATGTTTAACTTCTCCACTTCTTAAATCTCTAAATAGTTCAACAGCAGTGACATCTACTGCTCCTGATTTTAAATATTCTCTTTGTTGATAGATATATTCAGATTTAAAACTTGATGTATTGGGTTTAGTAAGAATGTCTTTAATACAAAGAGGATAGTAAGATTTGTATTTAATCCATGCGGTTGCATCTTTGTCCTTCTTCTTATCTTCAAGCTCTTTTGCTGTTAAAGCTCTTGCAGCTTCAATGTCACTTACTTTAATTTTCAATGTTTGTATATCATAATTGTTTTCATCATATACAATATTGTTGTTTGAGAGAAATGTACTAAATGGAATTTCTATTTTAGTTTCTTTTCTAAAATCAGCAAACAATATTCTTGCAGTGGGTTTTCCTTCTGTTTCAAATTCAAGAAGATTTGAAGCTTTTGGATTAAGTGTAAAGTTAAACGCTGCATCTGCTTTACTACTTTCTCCACCTGTCCACGAAAAATAAGGTACACATCTATACCCAAAATCCCCCTTAATTGCAGGTTCTACTGCTTCCCAAACAGCTCTAAATGGATATGTACCAATTTCATCCATTGCAAAAAATGACAAGCTTTTTCCTACCCCCACCTCGGTTTTTGTACCATTTACAGAGTTGTATAAGAACAACTTAGCTTTTTCATTTATGCTATTATCAGTGTTCGTATCTCCAAATCGAATAAGATTTCCTTTCCAATCCTTATCAATATTTTCTACAATCATAAATGGTTCTCCTACATTGATTGCATCTTGCATTTTTTTTGTAAATGTTTGCTTATCTGTATCTGCTCCAAATACTATAAGTGATTCAGAACCTTTATACAAAGAAGTTTCTCTTAAAGCAAGTGATACTAATATTGAACTTTTACTTAACTGTCTGCATGAGGCTAATGTATATCCTTTTTGTTGCTTCATTGCATTAGCATAATCAGTGTGTACAATCCATTCCGTATCTCTAAATGTGGGATTTTGTACATTGGTGATAGTTTTACCACTACTATCCAATCCAATATCCACTGCTGTTTTAAAGTAGTTTAAATGGAAATAGAGATTTCCCGGTATCCACACTCCTCCAATAGTTAATCCTGTTCTGCACTTTTGTCTTTCTCTTCTAACAAAATCTCCTCTATCTGGATGATCCTTTGGAGGAATGTCTTTAGGGTTCATATTAATGAAAAATTCAGACGTACCACCATTAAAGATGTCTGTCTGAATTTCATTCTTCACTGTTACTATATTGTTGCTTACTCCAATTAGCTTTTGATTTCCCATTTTGGTGTGTTAAATATGTGTGTTATTTCATATTTGATCAAAGATTTTTTCATTAATGTATCCGTTCAAATAGCAAAATGCTTCATCATTTTTTTTATGAAGCTTTAAACCAATTCTTTCAAGAATCATTTGTGTTGCGTGAAAAACCTCATGTGTGATGGTGTTAATCAGATAGTTTCCATCATACAAACAATCCATTTTAAAGTACAACACTATGTTTCCATTATTGAGTTGTAAAGCAATTGCTGTAGAAGTTTTTGCATATCTTTCAACATCTTGAAGAATGTTTTCAATAGAATCAGCATCTATTTTAAATCTATATTCCTCTAATGTGGATTTTAAACACTTCAAATCTTTGAAACACACAAATACTGTAAATGGATATATCCCTAAATCAATTTGAAAAGCTTTCTTTTTTAAATTTGGAATTTTCATACAGAAGATTTAAAATATTCATAAATGGTTTTCACATCTGTTTTAATACACCCACATTGCTTCTTTTTGTTTGCATAGAAAGTATTCAACTTGTTGTATGTATCAACAGTGAGTAGTTCACTTGTTTCTACGAACTTATCCCACTCTGCGTCTGTGATTTGAAAGTTTTTGTATTCTTGTTCCATTTGTTTTATTGTTTAATCATCATGTATCATTGATTCTCTTCTCTCTTTTCCTCCCCTTAATGAAGAAGTAGATTGAACTGTTTCCAACTTTTCAATTAGTGGAAGAATAGCTAATATCTTTTCTGTAATTGTGATACGAGCCACAATTTGATCTTCTTTACTGTTTGCTAACACTCTTGATGGTCTTGGATTTCCTTTTGCATCATTAGTGATTCCTTCTACAAACCTATGTTCAATATGAGCTACAGGACGAGTATCATAAAAGATTTGTATTTCTTTCATACAATTTACAGTAGTAAAAACCATGTGTGTGTATTAAAACAGATGTGAAAACCATTTATGAATATTTTAAATCTTCTGTATGAAAATTCCAAATTTAAAAAAGAA